GCTAACTATATACATATTGACTATATAGAGAAATACACCAATGTAACCTATAGTTGCCAAGAGCATAAATGCTCCAATTGCAAGCCTTTTAAAACCCCGCCCAATTTAAAATATATGAGAGTCAAAGGCTTTCTTAGAAACCCTTTTAGATACTTTAGAATCAAAAAAATAACCCAAGAAATAGTTGATAAGTGGTATTTAGAATAATTCATATGTGGTGGATTTTGCTGCTCCTATGGTATTTATTTCACTGAAAAGTGGAGAATAGTGGAGCAAAGTGGAGAATATACTACATAGATAGATAAATAAATTCAGTTATTAAATATATATACATTATACCTAGTTATAGAGCATAACATATTGCCCATCGTAATGTCAAATTTTGTGCATATGATATATATCACATAAAAAATGATGTGATTTTGCACACATTTTAGACAATTTTGATGTAAATGTGCACAATTTTGATCTATTTTTAATTAATTTGTGTGAAAAATGATCCATTTTTAATATTTTTATTTTAACATACATTTATATGATCAAATTCACACACAAATTGTTTGACTAAACAAATTTTATATTATATACTAGATGATTTTTTTATTCCAGAGATATTTTATTATGTTCGTAATGTATATATTAAATAAAAATGAAAACCTTTTGGCTCCCGCCAAAAGCTCCAGAGATTTTTAGGCCCGTTCGTAATCTATTTTTTATGTGGCACGGCAAAATTTAAAAAAGATACAAATATATATTTAAATAGATAAACCCCCCAAGCTGCCGATGCTTGGAGGGTTTGTTGTGGACTTGGCTGACGCCTGATCGCCCCTATCTATTTTGGATGAACTCGTTACGTGCCTCTGTAACTCGTCCAACGGTTCCCGTCAGGCCCAACTCCCTAAAGGAACCATAAATCGCTTTGCATTCTTCGTGCACTTCTTGTAAATGTGCAGGCACCACTGGATGTGTTGCCATAATGATTATGTAATTGACAGCATACTGCAACATAGATTCATTAACGTATCTAGATTCGTGTAACATTTTATAAGATAGTGCTGCTGGAGAAACATCTGAGTGTCCCAAACCTTTTACAATTGCTTTATGTGTCTTATCCATAGTTACTCCTCTTCCTATTCTGATTCTAGCACATCGTCTTCGTCTTCGTCAAATTCTACTTCTTCAACAACACCTGCATCAAACATCCAGTCACGGATGTGCTCATACAGATCATCTGACCCATAGTCTAATGAAAAACCATTTTGATCAGCATTGTTGTAAAACAATGCCCAGAATTCCTCAAGGCTCATGGTAACGCCATACTCACCTTCGCTACCTTCTTGAAAGTCCCTATATAGGTCCTTGGCTATGTCCCATGCATATACCCAAACCAGGGGCGGGAATAACTGAAGATTGCTAATCCTATCAATAATGTCATTGATATCTTTATATGTATCCATCATACGTGTATGATCTTGTATATCTAATTCATTAGACATTAGAATTCTCCATATCTTGTTGGGCAAATGAGATGTTATAAGTCAATTGATATAATTCTGTGAAAGCGTCTAATTTACCTTTATAGAATTCTTTATGATCTGGATTAGATCTAGTTAACATCATATTTTCTGCTTCTAACATAAGGACTTTTAGTTCACCATGAATTATATCTAATCCATTAATACCCGCCCTAACTTGTTTTATAATACGAGAATCTAATTTATCAGACATTTGCCTCCTCCATTACATGTTCGTTGTGGTCATCTTCTGCTCCAAATGAACATTGCGGACATACATAGTTTTCACAATCTTCACAATACTGTGGTTCTTGTTCTAACATCAAATCACAATCAGAACACTTCCATGTATATTGTTCATCTGACAATAATACACCTCTGAGTAATTCTAGTTCTCCGCCCCAGCCCGTTTCTTCTTCATATGACAATGTGAATAAGAGGTCGGGATACTGAGTGGACAATGTAACCAGAGCAGGCATAGGAACACCCCATGCTGTATTAAAACTATAATAAACTACTTTGTTATCACCATTATCTGCAGGACCTTCCATATATGTGAAATCATGATCCTCATTAGATGATTTAGCAACATCCCACTTGGTGCCCCAGTTTCTAACATTCCAGTTATACCAGTCATCTCCAGATCTATCATAGATATCTTTGCTGTGATCAGGTTGGCTAGAATATGCTTCCATATCTGTTGGTTTAATTATGTTCCAGAAAGCAAATACAGGATTTGGATATGTTGTTAGTTTCTTCTTCATCTCACCAGATTCTATATCCCATGAGTCATGGACAAGAGAGAATGGTTGATTGAGTTGTTCTACTAGTTTATTTATAGATTCTGGCTTACCCTCTGCAGTAAGTCCGTTATACACCCAGTTCGGCATTTTATTCTTCTTTCTATTAGTTGGGTTTATTCTGAAACTTGAATAATGCTATCTTGCTTAACATCTTGATAAGTAATCTCCCACTTATCAAAAGTGGTTTGAGTAGAGATACGTTCGGCTTCCTCAGGTGAGTCAGCCTCTACATCTAGGCAGTAAGATATAACTTGTGTGTTATAGACTTCATATTTTGGCATTTGTATCCTTTCGTTGGGTTAATAGGTTCATTGTATCAGAACCCACCGACAGCCGTCAAGGGCTGGGCGGGAGTGTCGGAATTGAATTCTAAGTTATATTGTGCTAGAGTATATACAGTAAAATTACATCCTTGGTTATATGCCCATTTACAAGCATCTGTGAGACTTTCTGTCTCATATAGTGGATATGGACTCTCATAATCATTATCTAAATCATTATATATTTCATATGAGTTTATTCCACCTGGTGAGACACTATAGTCTATTTCATATATTCGTAAAGTTTCCATGCAAGCATTCTATCAAATAAAATTCAGTTGGTCAATTAAATAAAATCAAAGTTGAGGGTGATTTTTCTCACATCGTAAAGGTGATTTTTATCATAGTCGTAAATGTCCGATTTGTCTGATTTGTTCCGCGGCCCAAACGTCCCATTTTTGTCAAGTGGGACACGCCTGGTTTTATACTCTGCCTTCTGCCATCAATCCTTCAAAGAATTCATATGCTAAATCTAATCCAGCTAGAATTTTAGTATTCTGATTTGAGACTGACTTTTTTGCAAGACCAATGGCATCCATCATTAGTCTTACATCATTTGCATCATATCCCATCATGTTAATACCTCCACAAATTGTTCTAGCCCGAACTTCATACTTCCGACAGTAATTGTTTTATTAACTAAGTTAATTTCTTTATATTCATATTGTTCCTCTGCGGTTATTTCTGAGCCAATATAAATACCATAGCCAGTTTCTGAATCCCGCCCGAGTTTAGTTAGTTGGTCAATGATAATGCGAACGGCATAAGCAGTATCGCCCATCTTTATGCGTGGCATCGCTGCGGAAACAGCAGACTGCATAATTGCGACAGCCTCGTCTCCATCCCAATGAGCATAAACATTTATATTTTGAGAATCAAAGTTTGTCGTTACTATTGTATAGTTTGTTCTTGCACCCATTACAGCATCATTCCTATCGCAAAGATAACTGCTATGGTTAGTGGTATTGCTACATAAAGTAATAAGTCCATTTGGCTATCCTATCCTATTAGTTGGGTTTTGTAAAGTGGGTGGGAACTTGAACCCCACCCACTAAGATTATTTATTTAGAGATACTTTGCAATAGACTTGAAAGTCGTTGCATTTACAGTTTCCTCGTCGGTCATCTTTAAGATGCGGATAGCATTTGAGATTTCCTCAACCATTTCGTTGTAAGTGTGTTGGTGCATTTGTGTGAAATCACGCTTTGGTTCAGCAGGAAAATCAGTTCCATTTGTAGTAATATCAAAATCTACATTTAGAATATTATTCCAAGTGCGGTAGTTTGTGCGGACATTTGTAGCATTTGCAACATTTGATACTGCATAGTCAAATAACTGCTTTTGCCAAGCCTTAAATGCTTCTTGATATTGTGCTTCATATTGTTCTTGATTAGCATAGTCTTTTTGGATTTGTTCTAACTTATCCTCTAAAGACTTGATTACTTTAATAGTTGCTACTTTTACAGATATTGCTCTTGATGCCATATTTTCTTTTCCTTTGTTTGTTGGGTTGTTGGGGTTTATTCTACCACCCCCCACCGACAAGCAGGGGGTAGAGAAATCTAGTCGTTACGGGGTAGGTCAGGCACGACAGGCTTTGTGTGCCAAGCCTTTAGGATCTTGCCTTGAAAGGCGGTAATAATCTTTGCCAAGACCAACTCATCTGCACAAGTAACCTCTACCTGCATATTATCCAGAAGGTCATATTCTACACCAGCGGTGATGGCTTTGCTAATCCCGTTCGCCATACGAGCACGAGACGGGACTTGAATAAGGGCTACTGCCATATTAACACTCCTCTACTGAATATACATCAAAATCTAATACTTCAACTTCGCCATATCCAGATACATTTAGATTACTAAATAACATATCACTCAGGTCATAGGTATCAGTTAAATCTACTTCCATAGTTCCAGATACATTTATGGTTGCAATATATTCAATAGTCTTAGTTAATGGGATACCAAAAATATCTGCAATTTGCAATAATGTTTCTTGATCTGGAGAGTCTTGATATACATCAGAAATAAGATTACGGAGTTGGCTTTCTTTGCCCCACCAATTATTTTCTGCTTTACGGAGTTTGCGGAATTGTTCCATATCCCACTCTAGTTCGTTCATCTTGCGAGTTTCATAGGTTGTTTCACCATCAGTAATAACTTTGTAAGTAACGAGTAGGTTTGGATTATAGTCAGTTGTAAGTTCCATTGTTTCCTCTTTCTTTGTTGGATATATTGTAGCATCTACCACCGACATCAAGGTCATCTGAACACAGCACTTCGGACACATTTCTGCGTGTGGTAATCCCTCAGACTTGATAATCATTACGATATTAGAATCGCAATTTGTGCATAAATAATCCCATTTATACCAGGTTGGTTTTTCATTTGTATTCATCATAGCAGATATTGTAGCAAAATAATTATGGGTAATCAAACGACACGCCGTAAAACCCAGAGTGATTAATATCACATCGTAAACGACACGCCCGACCTCGGGGGCGCGGATTTTTTTAAAGCTTTGTCAAATCAACACGCCGTATTTTATTTTGCGATCTGGACGGGACTTGAACCCGCAACCTCCGCCGTGACAGGGCGACGATCTAACCAATTGATCTACCAGACCAGAATGTGGTGGGGCTTTCGCCCCACCAATTTATTAAGCGAGAGCAAGAACCTGCTTAACAATTTTATTTTTTTCTGCAGTAATAACAGGATCAAATCCGCTTGCACCTGCCATTAGTGAATCTCCACCCTTACGAGCAGTGCGGAAATAATCTAGGCGTTCAGTTAGAGCATTTACAACACCCCAAGCAGTGCCTTTGATATTAGCATTTGTGTTTGAATTGTGATACAACTCATCAAGCAAGAGAACTTTATTTTCCCACTTTTTGATTGAACCTTTTTTATCCAATTCAGGCTTTGGATACATCGTGTTGATAATTTTGCTAAACTTAGCGTCATCAACTTTTGTTTCAAATAGTGTTTGTGCTTGCTTTGAAAATTCATCAAAATAAGCAACTGATAGACCTAGTGCCTCACGAGCAGCAGCAATTTTGCCATCTACGGTTTGTGTGTGGCGAATCTTGAAAGATTGCTTAGCACGTTTCATAGCAAAATTAAGTGTGTTTTGGCAACGGACACGAACAGGTGTAATTGCAGTTTGAACCGCAACTGATCCATCGTGAGAGGTATAAATAACCAAATAAAGATTTGTTTGATCATTTGCACCTTTTGGATCTAGTACTAGAGTGTTTGGAATAGACCATGTGCCAAATACTACACGCCCACCCTTAAGTGATCCCGCAGAATCAACTTTTACATCAGGGTTTGAATCGTGTAGATTTTGTGCGAATGCAAATAAATCTTCATTCTGCACTTCTTTGTAGCGTGATCCTACGGTGGCGAGAACATCTTTTTCGCCATCGTTATATGGGTTATCACGCACTACAAGATAAGAATCGCTAACCATATTATAGGTAGGGACTAAATCTGCAACAGGTTCTAAACGAACATTCCAATTTGAAAGTTTCGCAGAATCCATAATTTGTTGAATTGTAGGTGTTTCAACATCGGCATCCCATACGTGATTTGCAAATGAATGCCACGCAGGTTTTTGGCGGGAATCAACAAGAGCAAAAGACACTTCGCCTTTTTCTACTTCTGATTTATGTGCTAAGTTAGACATTAGTTTCCTTTCGTTAAGTATCCCTAGTCTAGCATATAGAACCGACATATGTCCATTCTTAATAATAAAATAATCATAAATTTGTCCAAAATGTCCGATTTCTTGAGAGTAATTAATATCACATCGTAACATCGGCGTGTCGGCTTGACAGGGCGCGGAATTTTTTTAAAGCTTTGTCAAATCAATTTTTATTTTTAAAAGTTTTATAAATAAAATTAATGAATGCAAATAGGGCCGTATAACACCATAACGTAATTATACGACCCCACATGCTTTTACCCCGTCCCAGTTAAATTTAAATAAATAAAGTTAGATCTTGATCCATAATTTCATTAACGTCTACACCGTTAACTTCTGCAATTGCATCCCATAGATCTTGTTCATTAAAGTCACCGTCTGGATACCATTGCATTAATACTTCATCTAATGATTTACTCATAGTCTTCCTCCACGTAGTCATCCTGGCACCATGATTCTAAGTGATGCGATTCAATAATTGCATATGCGGGAGCACTAGTTTCACCACGCCATAAGACACCTTCGGGTAATTCAATACTACGACCTAGGTCCTCTTCCCAGTATGCATCAATAGCATCTATGCATGGCTGCACCATTGTCAGCGGGACGGGTGGATAATGATTAGATCTTAAGTGAATTCCAATAGCAGTCTCCATACCTATATTTAAATCATTACTTGCTAATTCAGTGGCGAATACACTACCCATTATTTTCTTCTCCTTCAATTTGATCAAACATATTTTCTAGTTGCATGGCTTCATCCGCCATTTTATCAAACTCATCACCCATAAGCAAGTGTGATAGTTTAGTTGCAGTAAGACTTGCAAGAATTGTAGAATACTTAAACATTAGATTAGAGATCCGATCTAATTTCTCAGTATCCCCGTCTGCATATTCCCATGCAATTTCACGAGCAGCAGTCATCACATCAATATCAGTAATGCATTCGCCCACAGTTTCTCTAATTTGAAATAGTGTTGCCAAACTCATTACATCACCACCTTAAGAGTTGCATAGGTATTACCTTCATTTAATTCATCAAGTATTGGCTGAAGTTGTGGGGCAACCAAGGCTTTTAGCATTCCTTCAAGCAGTTCTACTTGCTCATCATTAGATAGTGCAAGCAGGCGCCTAGCGGTTGGATTAGTTTCGTCTAATTCAGTTACGAATTCTAGCGAGTGTTGGATTGAGATAGTCATTTATTTATTTTCCATTTCTTTAGTTGGGGTATTAGGTTTATTATATCAAGGGGCACCGACACGGGGAGACTATAAGTCTCCCATTTCAGCGTCAGCCATGCGGGTCATCATCCGCCACATGTCCTGCTTAAGGACATCATCAGAGCCATATAAAGATCCATCGCAGTCATTTAGCTCATGACCACAACATGGGAAATCTTCACAAGTATTCATTTAGTTTTCCTTTCTTTCAATAATGGAATAATAACACATTGCACCGACACAAGCAAACGACACGCCGTAAATTGCAGAGTTGTAATTATATGATCTTAATCACATGCGACACGCCCGACCTCGGGGGCGCGGAATTTTTTGCAGCTGAAATTATTTTAATTTATTTTTGTGTTTTATTTTTCGTGAATATTTTTTCTTTGATGGAATTGCAGTCGCAGCATTACTGCGACGCAACTCTTGAATTCGCTTTACTTTTTCCATAATTTTATTTCCCACTAACTTTTCCATTACGATAAAAATGTCTTGTGTGCATTTTGCCAGATGCTTCAATTAAATTTACAGTTGCAAATTCATCAGCAAATCCGTGATCAACAAATTTGTTAAAAGAATTTACTGCGTCAAGTGCATTTTCATACCATTGTTGCCAATGGACAGGTTTTCCGTCATATGCGACAGTAATTGAATAATTTGAATATTTCATTTAAGCCTCGCTTCCTGCGAATAGTTGGTGATATTCAGCAATTTCATCTGCTGGAATTTGGTTAGGGTTGCATTCGCAATATTCAAAGTCATAGTCGCCGTCTGGTGATACCCAGCCCGTCATTCCTTGACCATAGCAATTTGAGCAACTTACGATTTCGTCTAGTGCATTTTTTTCTATTGACATTAGTTGTCCTTTCTTGTTAAGCATTTGCATTTATTTAATTGTATTGTATCACCTGCCACCGACAAGGTGGCTAGGGTATCGCATTCATCGCAGATAAAGATATCAAATAAATCAGTCATTATTCGTCATCCTTTCCAATATAAATTGTTGTCCAGAAATCTGGCTTAGGATATCCCTCGCCATTCCATTGTGGTCTTACTTTTACCGCATAAGCATAGCAACCCTCAGGGGTTGAGATATCGCTACGGATATCTGCCTGCTGAATAATTCCCTCACGGCGGGAATTAAATGAACGGATAAATTTACCCTCTAGGGCTTCAGATATTAGCATATATTAGTTATCCTTTCTTATAAACACTCTAAGCAGTTACACTTAGGAAAACTGTTAGAGAATATTACTTGTATTAACCAATTACGTTGAGCCATATTTAGCCCATAAGTGGATTTTGCACCACCATTGTTTACATCGTGGATAATACGATTTTCTAATTGAGCAGATATGCCCAATTCTTTACCTATATTTACTTTATTTAGTGTAGTCATTTTTGACCACCTTTCTTTATTTTTAACTATCGTTAGTTTAGCAGACTTTCTGCTGAATTTCAAGGCGACACGCCGTTGATTAACTAACTTTTTTTCTTATGTAATTTTATATAATGGAATTATAACACATAAAATCGCTACTATCCAGTATACTGACGAGTAGTCTCAGTATTTGGAGCGTCTTAAAAGTGATAAATATCACACCGTAAACGACACGCCCGACCTCGGGGGCGCGGAATTTTTTGAATTTTTATTAAGTTAAAACATTTTAAAAATTGAGCCTTTTACGGAGATCGCTCAGCTCCCAATTTATTTAATTATGATTAACGGTTTTAAAACACTCTTCCCAAAATCTATCTGAGTCAAATCTTTCGTTATCCGTTGAAAACATTTCAATAAAATCATTTACAAGATCTTCAAAAACTTCTAAACGAATTTCTGATCCGTATGAATTTAGAATCTCTGCTGTTGCAACATAGTCTTTACGGGTCATCATTTTATTTTCTCCCCCAGCAAGCACGAGAAAATCTTTCTGTGTCAAACCTATCATTATCTTTTTTCATTACTTCAGAAAATTCGCTTACCAAATCTTCAAACTCTGTAATTTCTAAAGAGGTTGAAAATTTTCTCAAAACTTCTGCGATTACAATGTAGTCTTTTCTTGTCATTTTATTTTCTATCCTTTTCTAATAGGTGAGAGTTCTTACTTACGACATTGGGCGAGAACACTCTCTAAACTGCCCCTGTTTCGTTTTATTATAGCATTACTTAGAAGTTTTTACCATAGCGAAACGCTTTTGACCATTTGCTAGAGTTAGTTGCACTCTTGTTACTTTATTACTTACGGGTGAGAACTTTGCAATTCTGCCTGTAATTCCTGTTTTGCTTGTTGTGAATAAATCACCGATTTGATATGTATATCCTTGAATTGTCATTTTTTTTAGTTTTCCTTTTTTTTTCTTGTTGGGTTTTGGTGAGCAGTTTCTAGTCTTGCTCAGGACTTTTCAGGTATTTCCCGAAAGTTAGAAAGTTACTGTGGTAAATCTTTCCTCGCCATCAACATCAAGCAGAACTAAAGTCTGATTTGGTGTCTTTGGTTCAATAGCCTTGATTACACCTGTAACCTTGCTCTTTTGTGTAGTGAATAGATCGCCTACCTTGTATGTCTTATTTTCTAGAGTCATTTATTTGTCCTTTTCTTTTGTTGTTGTTGATTATAGTCTAGCATAGACCACCGACATCATAGAACCTCGTCAGGGTCAAACTCCCCGACATCTACGAAATCAAAGTCTAATTCGTTATTCATTTCATATTCATCATTTTGAGCCTGCATAAAATCGGCGGGATCTAGTGATGATCGTGTATCTTTATCAAAACTGTATGTATAAGTCATTTATCTGTCCTTAGTGTTTCTTGTGTGTATAAAAATTAAAGTGTGTAGTATAGCCCTTAATTGTATGAGGCTTAATTACTTTAGCATTAGCCACCGACATTACTGAAAGTAGGGCTACTACTAGTAACGATATAATTAGTCTTTTAATCATTTGTCCAATTCTTAACATCTTGTAGCATATAGTAGCAGAAAGGTATCGCTAACACAAGCGACACGCCGAGGATAAAGCGTAGTAAATATGTAAGATAGATCACACTAGCACCTCTCTATCTGTTACTTCTAGGCTTGTGTAGAGGATAACGCTATCCTCTGCTACTAGGTCAAGGTAGGCGTTAGCCTTTTCCTCTGTTAGGAATAGCAGGCGAGGGGACTTAGTGAAAGACCCATCACTATTTATTGTAGTATAAGTAAGGAAATAATTATGCATTTATTGCAACCCCATTTACATATTGAATAGGCTTAGGTGGATTATAAGCCACAGTGCCACAGCGATAAGAACCGCTAGACACTAGGGCATAGCCACTAAGAGGGTTACCATTTTGGTAACGGATAGACTGATTACAATACACACAGGTAGTAACACCTGCAGGTGTAGCAGTAGAAGGAGAGTGTAATTTATAGTTAGTCATTTATTGACCTACTTTCTTTTAATTTGATTAGACTTTCTAATCTCTTTCCTTGCCTAGATTATTTGCTCTATATTCTAGAGGCTCACTAGGATTATCTATATTTAATTTTTCTTATAGTAGAATACTAGCATACTATTTTGGAAAAATCAAGTCGCAAAACGGACATATCGGACAATTTTGGTGTGATATACACCACATTTGGGTCAAGATATGCATATAAATCGGACATTTCGGGCGGACTATCTTTTTTTTAATTTTGCGTTTCAAACGTGAATCATACACCAAAAAAATCCATTAACATTTTGATCAAAAGTGATTTTTAAGCTGGATGTAACTAAATTCCTAGATCAACATCAGTGATATAGTAGGTCTCATAAAAATTTTGAGCAATTCTACGATGCAAAACGTGATAAAAAATTTGGCGGGAGATAGAAAGATCAGCAAAATCAAACTGATCTAGATATTCAAGAGCAGTTTCAGCACATTTTCTTGATGTAGCATGCTTTCCTTGGAGTGGAGAAGCTGAAATTTTATCAAAACACTTGTTCATAATGCTTAAATCTCTTAAAATTTTGTCGGGAGTCCAGGAATCTTCTCCTCTATCTTTCTTAGCTGGATAAATATGACATGGAGATATAGCAAATGTACCTCTTGTCCAATGAACTGTAGGAAATTTTGTTCTAATCCAAGATTCTTCTTCTTCAAACCATTCTAAAAGTCTTTCAACACGTTCATTTCCAGAATTTAAAGCTTTTTTCCATCTATTATCAGCAATATGTTGTTTTCCATTACGATTTCTACTTTGAGAAAAGACGGGAAGCCGAGAAACTAAATCATTAGCCTTAATTTCTTGCATATTATAAGACTTTCTCTCTATTTGATAGTTAACTTCTTCTAAAGATGATCTTCTTGGTCTAATTTTGCCCAATTCTCTAAGTTCTGAGTCAGAAGAATCTAAAAGATACTCTGTTTGATTGTAATGAGCATCTAGACCATATTTTAAATGATCTAATCCTGAGACGGGAATCTTAAAAGAATACTTATCTGTATAAATGTGATATAAATCACAATCATTATCTATTTGATAATAAATATTGTGACATAGATCACTAATTGGTTTTAGGGTCATATTGTTAAGTTAGCATTAAATACACATCTAATGCTATTTTTGGTAGGCGGGGAGATAGAGTGATAATGAGATCCATCAATAATAAAAGCAGATCCTCTCTTAGGAGTAATTCTTTTCCATATGGTAGCTTTTTCTAATTTTTGATCTGATGCTGTTTCTTCATACAAAAATGTATCTCCATCAGAATCATTTACATAGTATAAAAAGACATAATGTGGATCATGAGTATCTACATGGGGATATAGAGTCTTTTCAACTGGACTGCATGGAGTAATGTTAAATTTTAATCTTGAAACACCTTTAAAGTCTACATTATGTTTATCTGTAAACTTCTTAATTAATTGAGTTGAAAGGTCATAAATTGGACCATCGGTAATCTGAGGCACATAGGAAAAATAAGGTACATCTTCAGCATGAGTATTTATAACTCCAGTATGATCTAGGTAGTTATCCTGAGTATTTTCAAAATATCTCCAAGCTATCTGCTTTGAAAAATATTCTTCTTCAAATCTTTGCATTTCTTCTTCCGTAAGGAAGTTATCATCATATACAAATAATGACATTATTCTTTATCCTCTTCTTCAAATATAAATGATGGGGCGGGAGCAAGAATCTGTCCAGATTCGTGCAATTCAAATAACCCCTTAGCATCAGCACCTAGCTTATCTGCAATAATAGATAACATATCATAATTACGCTGGGACTGAATAAATATTGCACCTAGAAGTTCACGGATATTTTCATGTATATCAAGTATATTCTCCAATATAGGCGTATTTAGTTCTTCTTCTATATTACCCATTATCTACCCTTACTATCTCATGTGTTATATGATCCCATTTATTGGCTTCCATTCCCGCCGAGTTATTTATAATCAAATCCCCATTTTCGGCGTTATCCATATGAAGCCAAGCAATATCATGAGTCAATTCTACTTTTGCTGCAAATATGTGATCATTTCCCTGTTTGATATGGATCAATATTTGACATTGTTCTTCTTTCTCGTCAAACGGCTCAATGTATGCCCGCTCAATGTATATTTTGGCCATGTGAAGATTGAGACAATAGTGGATAATCTTCCGACATCATATTATTGAACTCCTCTGATCCTATCCAAAATATATTTCCCAATACCCGCCATGCAAAATTTGATCCTTCTGAGAGATGTTTCTCAATTGCCCAAGACAGAACTTCTGAATCCAGTTTCCGTCCCGCCTCAATGAGCATCGTATAATCTATATCTTTAATTGTGCGAGTTGAGAATATAGCATTACTTCTTGATGGTTTAAATGTATCAGGAATTGTTTCATCTGTCAAGTAATCGCATCTAAATACTTTACATGGAATTGTTGGTCTATCTTCATAATCTCCGCATCCTTCATTTATCTTTACAAAGAAGCAAGGTTTTATGGTACCATCTTCCATCATTCCCATAGGATGCCCTTTAATATCTGCCCTAAGATATCCTTCGCAGCATTTCGTACATCCTTCACAGGATCTATTATTTACAATAGGAAGTAAATCCATTTCTTATTTTTGGCTCACTGATAAATTAGTCGTTCGGCTAAATCGCCAGGAGTTACAGTATTATCAGGATTACCAGTTAAATCCACTCCAACAGCCTTATAAGCCAATGAAACCAGTTCTGAGCAGATTACCCCGTGACGCATTGCAAGCCGTTCTAAAAGGCGAGTATTTGCCAAAACCTTAAGTCCCAAAATTCTAAGGAATATGTTTCCAATATCTAAAAATCCATATGGCTTTCCTACAAAGCTATGTGCTGAATTAATTATATTTTGACGAGTTTGAGCATTTAATTCTTCATGTTGATTCCAAGCAATTTTTGGATATTCAGATGCAAGAGAAATTACTACTCCTGTCGGACGAGCCTCAATTATTTGACCATTGCCAATATAAATAAAAGCATGATTCCATCTTGAAAATGTTCCAAGGCGAATTAAAAATCCCGCCCATCCATTTGTCTTAACTACTCCGTAGTCTCCAAGTCTTGGTTCATACGCCATTTTGTACCCTCTTCATTCTCTTTAATAAATTTTCATATAATTGTTGTCCTGCTACATTTTTGTAGCCACATGCTAAACATTGTAGCACAACTTTTTCATCTTCGTCTTTATGTACCAGTTGATAAATTAAGTCTGGTTCATCCTTGTGCATAGGACAGGCGAGAGGTTCTACCGCTCCCGCCTGTGCTAAATTGTAATACTGTGAAAAAACTTGAATTTTCATCAGTATGCTATGTTCGCCTTCTGAAATACAGATGTGACATATTCACGGACAGATGGGTTGCCTGGAACTGGTTTGCTCCAAGTAGCCATATTGTCAGCTCTTGATGGGTATAGGTGTGCTGCAACAACCTTTTTCCAGTCTTTGTACTTTGCAAATGAAACCTTTAGCTCACTAATGATTCTTGCATCTTGTACCCATTCTGGGGCTTGGCAGGCACTCTTATATCCCATAAAGTTGTTCCATGTTTCGTTCATGTATTGGAATGCTCCACATGCACTACTGGAATAAGACTTGCGTACATAGGCTCCAACGCCACCAGTTTCCTGGGACTTGATTCCGTTTGCTAGTCTTGAGATTATTACCCTTAAATCTACTCTTTGTTTTAAATTTAGCATTTTGCTATAAGCGGGCATTTGAAAAGTTTTTCCAGTGGATAAATCATTGATTAAATAAATTGTCTCACTGTTTTTTCTTTTATTATTTAATATATCTATATTAATAATATCTTTAATATTAACTAAATTAATATATTTATTAATATATAATATATTTTTATTATACACGATAGTTGGTGCTGTTAAAGCGTAAACCTTGGAATTTACTCCAAAAATTAATGTGATAATCATCACACTTATCATAGTCCACGCTGTTCTTATCCTTGTTCTGTTCTCATTGTTCATTTTGAACCTCCTTGAGGAAAGAGTAGTAAAATCTATCCTATCATGATATACTGGTAAAAACAAGTCAGGAATTTAATGAAAATCTCACTTACTGGTGCTCCAGAGTATATGGATCGCAATGTTGGATATGGTGAAGCTTCTTATCATGTATTCAAAGAGTTTGAAAAAAATGATATAGAATGTCTAATTGGATCACCTAAACCAAAAATTGGAATGTCATTTATTCAACCTCCTTTATTTAAATTTGGAAAACATCAATATAAAATTGGTTATACACCTTGGGAATCTACAGATGTTCCCAGGGAATGGAAATCTAATTTAAAAGATGGCATAGATGAACTTTGGACAACTTCTGAATGGTGTGCATCTGTATTTAAAAATTTTACTGATAAACCTGTTTTTGTATATGAACATGGAATTGAAGATTCTTGGGTGCCTGTAAAAAGAAAAATTGATGAGTCCCGCCCATTTAGATTTTTGCACATAGGAGAACCTTACTTTAGAAAAGATGCTCAAGCAGTAGTTGATGCTTTTATAAAATTGTTTGGCAATAATCCAAATGTTGAATTAATATTAAAATGTACCAGAATGAATACAACCAGGGTGTATGACCCTGTTTCAGGCAGAATCCAAGGCTCACCTGGAGCATTTTATCCAAACATCAAGACTATTGAGTCTTTACTTTCCACAGAACAAATCAATGGATTATATGATTTGTGTGATGCTTTTGTATATCCAAGTTGGGGGGAAGGTTTTGGATTCAATCCACTTCAAGCAATGTCAAAAGGCATTCCAACAATTTGTACAGAATCTTGGGCAGCATATGCAAGATATATTACAGCACCATTGGATTCTAAATTAGTTTCATCACCTTGGCCAATATTACATCCAGGTGAAATGTATAAACCAGATTTTGATCAACTAATGTTTTATATGAAAGATGTTTATGAAAATTATGAAAATTATAGTGACATAGCTTATACTAATGCATTTTTAGTTCATAAAGATTATAATTGGACTAAAGTTACAAAGCCCGCTATAAAAAGATTAAAAGAAATTCAAAACTCTGAATTTTAAGAATACCTTGTGGTACACTTAAGTTCTAATATTTTAAGAGGAGTCTCCGTGTCAAATACAATTGAAAATCCCTATGAAAACTTTATTGCATTATCTCGCTATGCAAGATGGTTAGAAGATGAAAACCGTCGTGAAACTTGGGGTGAAACTGTAGACCGTTACTTTAACTTTATGGTTACTCAATTGCGTGAAAAACACGGATATACTCCAGATCAAAAAATTGTTGCAGAACTTCGTGATGCAGTATTCAATAGAAATGTTATGCCATCCATGAGATCTGTTATGACTGCAGGTGCCGCATTAGAAAGAGAAAACGTTTCTGGATATAACTGTGCATTTCTTCCTGTAGATAATGCTCGTTCATTTGATGAAGCCATGTACATTCTTATGTGCGGTACTGGAGTAGGATTTTCCGTTGAATATAAGTACATCAATAAACTTCCCGCCCTTCCAGAAACTTTAGAAAAATCATCAACAACAGTTATTGTTGGGGATTCAAAAGAAGGATGGGCTAAAGCTTATCGTGAATTTTTATCTCTTTTGTGGGCAGGACAAATTCCACAAATTGATATCAGCAAAGTTCGCCCTTCAGGTGCAAGACTTAAAACAATGGGTGGAAGATCATCAGGTCCACAACCACTAGTAAATCTTTTTGACTTTACAATTCAAATATTTAAGGGAGCACTTGGTCGTCAATTAAAGCCTATTGAATGCCACGACTTGATGTGTAAGATTGGTGAAGTGGTTGTTGTTGGTGGAGTACGTCGCTCTGCAATGATTTCTCTTTCAAACATAAATGATATTGAAATGGCAGCAGCAAAATCTGGTAATTGGTGGGAAAAGAATGCACAACGTTCTTTATCAAATAATTCAGTAGCTTATTCTAGAAAACCAGAAATGGCTCAATTTATTGCAGAATGGAAATCGCTTTATGATTCAAAATCAGGTGAAAGAGGTATCTATAATGTGGCAGCAGCCCAAAAACAAGCAGCCAAATATGGTCGTAGAGATCCTGAAATCCACTATGGAACAAACCCTTGCTCAGAAATTATTTTACGTCCTTATCAGTTTTGTAATCTTTCAGAAGTCGTACTTCGTGAAAAAGATACAGTGGAAGATGTTGCAAATAAAGTCCGTCTGGCATCCATTTTAGGAACATGGCAATCAACACTTACAGATTTTAAATATATCCGTAAAATTTGGAAAGATAACACCGAAGAAGAAAGACTTTTAGGAGTTTCATTAACTGGACAATTTGGACATAAGTTTTTTTCAGGACAAGAAGGGCTAGATAAACTTTCTACAGTTTTAGATAATCTTCGTCAAATGGCAGTAGATGTTAATATTGAAGAGGCAATGAAAATTGGGATTCCCGCCTCAGCAGCAGTAACTTGCGTTAAGCCTTCGGGTACAGTGTCCCAATTGGTCGGGGTGTCTTCAGGAATGCATCCATGGCATTCAGATTATTACATTAGAACTGTTCGTGGATCTAAAAATGATCCTATTTCAAAGTTCTTAAAAGATTCTGGAATTCCAACTGAAGATGATGTTATGAAACCAAACGATACTTATGTGTTTTCTTTTCCAGTAAAAGCACCATCGCATGCTATAACCAGAGATAAGTTGACCGCTTTGCAACAGCTTGAAATTTGGCTGGTATACCAACGTCATTGGTGTGAGCATAAGCCATCAATTACTGTTTCGGTAAGAGAAGAAGAGTGGATGGAAGTCGGAGCTTGGGTTTATAAGCATTTTGATGAAGTATCAGGAATCTCATTCCTCCCATATTCAGAGCACTCATATGTTCAAGCACCTTATCAAGAAGTTGATAAGGCTGGTTATGAATCTTTAGTTGCCACAATGCCAAAAACCATTGATTGGGCAGCTTTATCAATGTACGAACTAGAGGATTCAACCACTGGAACCCAAGCACTTGCTTGTGTTTCGGGGGAATGTGAAATAGTAGATATTAATCAGTAAAACTTAGGGATTTATAGCCCAAGATGTTATAATAATTTATAATCCTACCTGTTGGGAAAAATTAGTTTTAAGTTGGTATAAATGGCGGTAAGTTCTGAAGAAAATGTAAATTTTAGGGTTACACAAGGAGAAACCTTTAACCTAGAATTAACTTATGCTCATACTTACCAAGATACATATCAAACAGAAATAATTGATCCAATAGATATTACTGGGTATAACATCACTATGAAGTTCTATGACAAACCAGGAAGTAGAAATTTAGTTACTTCTTGTACTATAGGAAATGGAATAACAATAGTGGATCCAGTTACTGGAACTCTTGATATTCAAATCACACCCGCCAAAACTAGTGTATTTATTTATCCAAGAACTTATTACAAAATTGAAGCAATTGACGAATATAACCAAGTCTATGTTTTTTTACAAGGTTGGTTTGACGTAGAAGCAGGAATATTGTGAGTGAAAATGTAATTGTAGTCAGAGCCAAGGGAGCCAGAGGATCATCTGGTGCTCAAGGCGTACAGGGTATCCAAGGTTTAACAGGATCTGGTGTTCAAGGTGTACAGGGTATTCAAGGTACAGCGGGAACTTTAGTATTTGACGTCGCATTAGTATCTTTTACATATGAAAAACAATCAAACTCAACAACATGGAATATAACACATAACTTAGGTTTTAGACCAAACGTTATTGTTATGGATTATGGTCAAAATAACATAGAATGTGATATAGCACATATTGATGAAAATAGACTAACTCTGACATTTTCAGAAGCTATTTCGGGATATGCATACTTGTCTTAGGACATAAAAACTAAATAAAAGGGGAATAAAAAATGGCAAAAACATTTTTAACAAATATCAATCTTAAGGGTAATCAGCTGTTAAACGCAGTTATTCATTCTGCTTCCTCAGCACCTAGTGCTCTAGCAGCAGGACAATTATACTTTAATACTGGAAATAATACATTTTATTACTCAACTGGAACGGGAACAGGAAACTGGTCACCAGTAGGAGTTCAATATATTTCATCAGTAGGATCACATCTTTCTGTAACAGATGGAGTGTTAAGTGTAGATCTTTCAGGATATCTTACTACTTCAAATGCTTCTTCAACATATCAAACACAAAGTGGACTTGATAGTGCAGTAAGTAATCTTGGATATGCTAAAACTACAGATATCCCATCTTTGTCTGGATACATTCAAACAGGTGATGATGCAAGCTTAACCAGTTTAACTGTTACACATAATGGTAGCACTGGCGAAAATATTAAAATTGGTGACGATGTCTGGCTTGGAGATGTCAATATTTCCAACACCTTTAACGTAAAGGGTGTAGAGGATCCAGCACAAGGTTTCATCTCATTTGGAAGCAATGGAACATTAATTTCTGGTGCAGGATCCCATAATTATATTGGATTTAATGCAACTGATGTATTGATTGGTTCTAACAACGATATCGTTCTTAAGCCTACAAGTGGTTATGCATATATTGGTACCCAGCTTATTGATGGAAGCAACCGTATTGCTACTATTGGTGATATTAATGCTGATAATTATGTTAAATCTGTAAGTTCACCACTATCTGTTGATATGAGTGGAAATCTTACTATAGATCTCGGAGCATATTTAACAACTACAGATGCATCTTCAACATATTTAACTCAAACAGATGCTTCAAGCACATATTTGACACAAACAAATGCTTCATCTACATACTTGACTCAAACAGATGCATCTAATACATATGCAACTCAAACATCATTAAGTTCTTACCTAACAACAACAGATGCTTCAAATACTTATTTAACACAAACTGATGCATCCAATACATATCAAACATCTTCAGGACTTGATTCAGCGATTTCTGGTTTAGGTTATGCCCATACCACAGACATTCCTTCACTTTCAGGATATGTAACTGAGACGGGAACAGAAACTCTTTCTAATAAGACAATTCAAGGCCCATTATACTTTAATGATAACGTTACTGTTTCTAATGAAGGCGAAATCGTTATAGATTCAGGAACAAATAATTTCCAAGTTATTGCTATTACAAACGATTTAGATCTTGTATCTAATAGTGGAAATATCATACTTGATGCTGGTGGCACTGTATATGTTACTTCTGCCACCTCTGGTAATGAAGTTGCTACACAAGGTTTTGTAACTGGTCAAAACTACATTACCTCTTCTGGACAGTATATTCAGTCTGTTGGACCAGAATTTTCAACAGCAGCAAATGAACTTACATTAAATACTGACGGAACTCTTTATGTAGATGGTTCTAATAACCTTGCCGTTCAATATAGCACAGGTCTTACAGTAGATGTTGATGGAAAGCTCATCGTCAATCAAGACACTATCGCATCTAAGAACTATGTAGATGCAGTTGCTCAGGGTCTTAATGTTAAGAACTCTGTAGCAGTAGCTACAACTGCCAACATTACTATCGTTGGCGCCACACTTTTACTCACAACCAGTATTGATGGTTATACTGTTCAAAATGGTGACCGAGTTCTTGTTAAGAACCAAGATGATGCCACTACAAACGGTATCTATGACTTCACGCCAGCTGCTGGTTACACCCGTGCTGCAGATGAAAGCACTCCTGCAAAGGGTGACTTTGTATTCGTAGAGAACGGTACAGTTAACGGTAAGACTGGTTGGATTCTATCTAATACAGATAGTTTTGATTACACTTGGACACAGTTCTCTGCTGCTGGTGAATACACAGCTGGAAGCGGAATTACAATTTCAGGTAATTCAATTAGCTTCAAAGCTTCAGATGTAGTATCTGGTTCAACATATATTTCAAATACTTCAGGTGTAGTGCTTGATGTTAATCTATCAGCAATTGAATCACAACTTGTTACAGATGGATTTGTAAAATCTTCAGATATTACAACTGTTACTCGTAAGTATGCATTAGATATTACACCAGCAACACCATTTAATACAAACACATTTACAGTTACACATAACTTAGATACAGTAGATGTTATTGCT